AGGCGATTTGCAAGGCAGACGGGACAAAGCAATGCGCGGCCATCTGTCTTACGCACTCTTGCCTAATCCCAGCAGGCCAATGCCCCGAAGCGCGGCGCGTCTGGGGGCGCAAAGCCAGCGCCGTTCTCGCCCTCCTGAAAGACACGGATCAGCCGACGAACAGGGCGTCTACCAGTGCGCTGGACCGCGAGACGGTCCAGACGCTGCTCGACTTGCTGAACCCACTGCATGGGAGCCTGGACGAGCAGACCTATGACGAGAAGGTCGATCAGAACTTCGACGCGCCGGCCGATGCCGTCTATTCGGTTGAGGTCACAGCGCAGATGGAGCGCGATCTTACGCAGGCCGTCAAAATGCTCGAAAGCCGACGCCGCGACACGGATTAACCGACGTTGGCCGAGCCAAGGAGGCAACCATGACTACTCTAGGACGCTTTGGACATCACCCGGATCCCGCAATTGATTTCTGCGTCGAGGTCGATGCGATCGAGGGCATCGCCGCCGAGGTGAAGGTTGGTCTTGCCGATCGCGGCGCCGCCCTTGATCGGGCCAGCCGCGCCGAGAACTTCCGCGTCGGGGGCGACCCGTGGGCGGTGAAGGCGATGGGGCGCTTGCGCGAGATTGGTGACGATCTGGGGGGGTAACAAGCGGAGAATGACCCATGTCGCACATGACCAAGCTAGAGGGCGTGCCAGACCGCGACAGCGTCCATCCTGGCATGGCGTATTTCAGCGGCACCGGCCCGTGGGGCGCAACGTGCGGCAAGTGTCTGCATCGCGGCTACCAGACCAAGATCTACGACCGCCACGGCAACGTGCTGACGCTGCGCAAGACTAAGGCCTGCGCGATCTACAAGCAGCTCACCGGCGCGGTCGGTCACGTCGTCAAACCAGAGTGGCCGGCCTGCAAGTATTTCGAGTCGATCCCGACGACGCCGGAGTACGGATGATGGACGACAAGATGTTCGACGAGAAGGAGCTGCGCCGGCTGTCGCGCGAGCTGATCAGGAAGAACCAGCTCGTTGCCGCTGGCTGGCTAGCGCGGGTCGCCTCCAGTGCACCGGGCGGGGCCACGCCGGCTGAGGTCTATGCCAGCCGCGCCTCGTTCTTCTGCGGCGTCGAGTGGATGCTCGACATAATCGAGAAACTGCAGAGGGACGGCTCCGACAAGAAGACCGTCCTGGCGCTGATCAGGACGATCGATCGTGAGATCAAAGAGTACATGCGGACCTCAGATCTGGCGATGCCCGACATCACGACGGCTGGCGGTGACCCCCCGGATAAGCTGCATTAGGACCGCTTGACAGGGCTGTCAGGGCGTCCTACAAGGGGACATCAGCAACGGAGCAAGCAGATGACCAACGAGTTTCACGACGACGATCTCTCGGACCTCTTAGGCGGCGCCCCGGCGCCGCGCCCGCGGCCGATCGTGCCGGAGGGCTTCACCCCGATCCTGGAGCGCCTGCACACCGAGAGCTGTCGGAAGTGCGCCGGCAGCGGCCGGTTCATCTCCCACAGCGGCCGTGATATCGGCGAGTGCTTCACCCGCAAGGGCACTGGCAAGCTGACCTTCAAGAACTCGTTCGCCGACCGCGCCAAGGCAAAGGCTCAGCGCGAGGATCGCCAGGACCGCAAGCGGGTCGACAACGCGACCACGTTCGAGGCCGAGCATCCTGCGGAGTGGGAGTGGCTGAAGCGTACTGCCGGCCGCTGGGATGTCGCGCTGTCGTTCATGCAGGGCATCACGAAGTTCGGCTCGCTGACCGACAAGCAGATGGCGGTCGTTCGCAACGGCATGCTGCGCGACGCAGCTCGCGCCGAGCGCAACACCGCCCGCGTCGAGAACGCGCCGGCGGTCGACGCCTCCAAGATCGAGGCGGCGTTCGCCCACGCGATCGAGCGGGCGCAGCGCAAGGGCCAGAAGGGCGTGTTCAAGAAGCCGCTCAAGCTTCGCGCCACCAACGCCGTCGATGTCCTGTTCACGCCGGGCTCGGCTGGCAGCCAGTGGGAAGGCATGCTGTTCGCCAAGACCCCGGAGGGCAAGAAGCTTGGCCACATCAAGGGCGGCAAGTTCACCGCCCGGTTCGAGTGCTCGCCGGTCGAGCAGGTGGCGGTGCTGGACTGCGCCGAGAACCCAGAGATCGCGGCGGTCGCGTTCGGCAAGGCGTGGTCGACCTGCGCCATCTGCGGGCTGCTGCTGACCAACGACGAAAGCATCGCGCGCGGCATCGGCCCGACCTGCGCGGAGAAGTTCGGCTGGTGATTTAACCGGGCGGCGCGCCAATGCGCCGCCCACTTCAACGGGGAGAACTGCATGCGACTATCTCACGACGTTCAGCAGCTATTGGACAGCTGCGGCGCGCCCTGGTCGATCATCAACGGCAAGCGGCACCTCAAGATCATCGTCAACAACAAGTTCTGCGCGATCCTGCCCAAGGGCTCGCAGGCGCGGGGCCAGAACAGCCCAGGCCGCAGCCAGCTCAACATCCTTTCGCAGATCCGCCGCGCCGCCAGAGGGCAGCCAGGATGAGAGCCAGGATCAAAGCGGAGCTGGTCGTTGCCCGCGACCTGAAGCCGGGTGAGCTGTTCTCGATAGTCGGCCCGGACTACTGGGACGGCGCCCTCGACCACGGCTCGGTCGGGGAGCGCATCTACGTTCGCACCAATATGCCCAGCTCAGACTTCCCCGACGAGCACGAGGCGGTCTACCGCATCACAATCAAAACGGACTGACGATGAGCCGACGCCCGCGCCCTGATCTCTGCCCGTGCGGCTCCGGCCTGCGCAGCGGCTGGGCGTTCGACGCCCGCGGCATCGCGCTGTGCCGGGTCTGCAACAAGTGCCGCGACCGCAAGCTGTCAGTCTATCGGCCAGAGGTGCTGACCGATCCGAACTACATCACTGAGGAGCCGATTGATGAACGGTGAGAAGCGTCCCAGGTGCCCGGCCTGCAACGACGGCCACAAGATGCCGACAAAGATGCATCGCATCAAAGACGAAACCAAGTCTCATGGCTTCAGGGTGGTCTGCTCTGCCTGCGGCGGCGGACCAGCCATACCGGAGAGGACCGTCGACGCGCCCATGGGCAACGTCGTCGAGACGATGGCGCGTGAGATCCACAGTCATCTCACCAAGGGCAAGCCGTGGCCGCCGAAGGATGCCGACAGCTATCGTATGGCCGCTCACCGGTCGCTGGCTGCCGCGTTGGATCTGCTGGTGTTCGATGGGTAAGCCACAGCCGTCGGCGCCACCGCCGCCCTACGACATATACCCGACGACGCGGCGCCGGCCGCCGGAGCCCTGGCGTGAGCCGGAGCCGCTCGGCTGGGTCGATCGACACCCGCACTGGGCAACGCTGCTGATCGCCGTCGCAGTGGCGGTGCTCACGGCGATCATTCTGCTTCTGGGGAGTTAGCAATGACGAAACGCAAACCAAAGATGAAGACGATCGGCATCCGCTTGGCCCTGCGCAAGGAGGGCAAGTTCTGGACGGCATACATTGCGAACGAGGGCACCATGGATGGCGCCTTTATCATCGGCTCGATCGCGATGGGGCCTGTCAAGGAACACGCGGAGATCAAGGACGGCTTTCTCCAGCTCATGAAGCAGGTGCTCACGACGTGTGTCGAAGACATCACCGGTCACCCGCCGACTGAGTGGGAAACCTCCGACGCGCCGGAGCACGAACGATCGGAACCCAGCTGATGAACGACGATGACAGCGAGGATCTCGCGAAGCGTACCTATGCGCTCTATCGCGAGATCAATCCCAGGGCACGGCCCTGGAACGATCTGTCGACCAACGACAAGGGGCTACTGATCTGCATGGCGCACTACCTGCGGATCGCTGGGGAGCAGCGCCGAGCGCACGAACAGGACGACTTGACCGGGCGGTCATGATGTCCTAACGTGGCTTTGTTGATCGCACGCAACGGAGCACTGATATGCCTAAGAGACTGAAGTTCGTCTTTACCGACGGCGGCCGTGCCGCTGCCGGCTTCAAGGGCCGCGCCGGCGACTGTGTCGCCCGCTCGCTCGCCATCATCACCGAGCGCCCCTACCAGGAGATCTACGATCGCCTCGCCAAGGAGACTGGCTCGCAGCGCCGCGGCAAGTACACCGGGCACCGCATCTCCTCGGCCAGCCACGGCATCAACACCGGGCGCAAATGGTTCAAGGACTACATGCGCGAGCTGGGCTTCGTGTGGGTGCCGACCATGGGCATCGGCACCGGCTGCACCGTGCATCTGCTCGCCGACGAGCTGCCCATGGGCCGGCTCGTGGTATCAGTCAGCAAGCACTTCACCGCGGTGATCGACCGCGTCGGCTTCGACACTCACAATCCTGATCGTGGCGGCCGGCGCTGCGTCTACGGCTACTGGAGGCTCGACCGTGGCTGAGATCGTCGGCAAGCTCGGGCCGCCCCCGAAGCGTGATCCCACTGAGCGCATGATGACGGCGCGCGAGGTGATCGCGGAACAGAAGTTCAGAGCCTGGGTGGCTGCCGGCCGCCCAGGCTCCGGTCGGAAGAAGAGGATCCTGCGCGCCGCTCGGCGCCGGAAGAAGATGGCCACGGGATACGCCTCGACCCGCGGACGCTCTATCCAGAGGCATCAGAAGGAAGCTAACCCATGTTGAAGTATCTCACGGCGGCATTGCTCACGGCCTTGGCAATGTCCACTCCCTCCAAGGCCGTAACCATCAACGTCGGCGATGTTGGTGCGTCTGGCACGACGGCCCTGCAAGGCTACGTTGATGTGAACGGCAATGCCGTTTCGGTTCCTGGCCTCACCGGTTCGCTGTTTCTCGAATACGATGGCGTCACCAACGGTGGCTTGACCTGGAACTTCGACTACACCGTGACCAACACCCAATCCGGGAGTGTCACGGCATCGAGGATCACTTCGTTTGGTCTGACCACCACACCGAACATTGTCGGTGCGGCCTCTACTGGTCTGTTCGGCTACACGATCCTCAATCCGTCGTTCCCGAACGTGAACGGGGCGAACGCGATCGAGGTGTGCTTCTCGTCGGCCAGCGGCAGCTGCAGCGGCGGCACGGGCTTGACGTCTGGTCAGTCGGCCAGCGGTGAGTTCACGCTGACGTTCGATCAAGTGTTCTCGTTGATCTCGCTGGATGCGGCGTTCCTCCGCTTCCAGAGCATCGATGGTAGCCCGTACGGCTTCCAAGGTGCATCGGGCGTTGGCTTCAACGTCGGCGACATCAACCTCCAAGCGGTCCCGTTGAACCCGGTCCCTCTCCCGGCAAGTGCGGTCTTGTTTGGTTCAGGGGTGCTGGGGCTGATCGTTCTCAATCGTAGGCGCCGGAAGCGTCGCGAGCTGGGCGCGGCCTAACAACAACGAAAACGCCCGGCGAAGGGGCTGGACCTCGCCGGGCGTTCTTCGACACAACACTAACGGAGCGTCGCGAAGCTATCGCGGCGCTCCTTCTGCGTCAATCGAGACAGCGCGCCAGGATCGTCTCGCGCCGCGCCATCGCCGCCGACACCTCGTGCAGCACATAGCCGAAGCCGGCGAGCGAGACGACGTTCACCGCAAGCAATGCAAGCACGAACGGTGACCCGCCCAGGCTGTCGATCACCTGCTTGACGATCTTGGTCACAGGAACCCCACAGGATCCCCACAGGGATCTTCACAGGATCTTCACAACCGACAGCACGCTCGCAGCTCCTGGGAAGATCGCGCACGAGCACAGGAACTTGGAGCCGGGGATGTCGTCGAAGGTGCCGTCGACCTTGGTCCAGGCCGACGTCAGCGGGATCGCGGCGCCGCTCATGTTGGTGACCAGCAGCGTGCATTGCCCGCCGATCGCGCCGGGCTGGATCGTGCCCAGGCCATTGTTGCTGATCGTCATCATCGGGCGGTCGCCGGGGTCGATCACGATCGTGGCGCCCGACAGCGCGCTAAGCGCCTTGGGCACCACGCTGGCACCGCCGGTGATGACCTGATCCTCCTGGTCGACGTAGCTCAGCTCGTAGCTGATCTCGCCCATCGAGAAGCCGCCGACCTTGAGCCGGTTGTCGGCGCCCAGGCCAAAGTTGACGCCGACCGCGCCGCGCATGAACGACATGAAGGCGTCCTGGCCGGCGGTGTTGCCGCTGCCTTTGACCACGATCGCCGGCGAGGGCGTGACCTGGGTGAGCGCGCCCGGCGACGGCGCCGTGGTCAGCGGCCCGGTCATGGTGCCGCCGGTGAGCGGCAGCTTGTCGGCGCTGCCGGCGGTGACCTTGTCGTCGGCATACTTCTTGGTCGCGGCATGCAGATCCGTAGTCGGCGGCCCGGCCAGCTTGAGCAGGCTGGTCACGATCTCGACCTCGCCAGGGGCGCCACCGATCAGCAACCGGCCGTCGGCGGCCCTGCGGATCAGGTGCCCCTCGGCGCCGAACACCACCGGCTGCTCGGCGTCCATGCCGATCGGGCCGGTCATGATGCCGCCGGTCTTGGGCAGCCGCAGCGCGTCGCCGGCGTCGGCGTAGGTCTTGGTCACGGCATGCACGGGATCGGTCGGCTCACCGGACAGTTTCAACGGGCCGGTCATGGTGTCGCCGGCGCGATTGACCTTTGCAGCGTCGAGCGCGGCGCTCTGGCTGGTCCACGGGCCCCAGGTGCCAGACTTCTTCTCGCGGACGTACAACAGCCCCGGTACCGCGGCGTCGGTTTCGTCGCGCGCCTCGACCACCATGTTGAGGTTATCGGCCGCGTAGCAGATCCCGACGAAGCCGTGAGCTGCGACCGGCGGCGCGGTCGCGGTGATCGCCGAATGGAACGTGCCCGACACAAACGGGAAGGTGTCGTAGTTGTCGACGACTTGCCCAGTCACCTCGCCCTTGAGCGCGATCATCGCGTCGCGCGGCGTGCTCGACGCGGTGCCGCCGGCGATGATCGGTCGCGGGATGTTGAGGTCGGCCTCGATGTCAGCGACCAGGGCGTTGTACTTCGCGCTCTCGATCGTGGTGTCGGGGACGCCATCAGTGCCCGGCGGCCGGGTGTAGATGTTTGAACCGTCGCGCGGCATGGCGGCTACTCCCGGTATTCGCGGTCGATCATTTGAAGCGCGATCGCGTCGCGCAATGTCTGTGTCTGGCCAGACGACAGGCCCCTCTGCGTCATCGGCGCAGTCGCGGCGCGCTGCACATAGAGCGGACTGCGCTGCGCAATCAGATCCTCGGCGCGGGCGATCGTGTTTCGCGCCGAGCGGTTAGAGATGCCGCGCAACGCCAAGCCGGCCAGCGGGATAGCCGCCGCCGTGGTCGGGTCAAGCTTGAGAGCCTCGCCGCCGGCCATTGCCACCACTGGCACCGCCAAGCCGCCACCACCTGCTGCGATGTTGCCGGCCCAGCGCCCGACGTTCGCAACGCCGCCGCGGTGGACAATATCGCGCAGCGCTGCTTGCTCGGCCGCGGTGTAGCCCTCCAGCCGCTGCCGGCCGCCAGTGTTGGGGTTGATGAAGTTCTTGACCTGCCCGCGGATGCTGTTCTCGACGTTGAGCCCCGACCACGAGGCGGCGGCTTGGTTCTCGGCGGCCTGA